CCATCACGGCCAACCCGGCAAACGCATTTGCGATGCTGAGGATGCCGCTCTTAAATCCGTCAGACTGGAAAGCGCTCTTCATTGTCTGCGTGAACAAAACAATCTCAGGCTCAACATCCTTGAACGTTTTTACGAACACGGTTTTCAGCGTGTTACCCATTGATTCCATTTGGCTCTTGGCAGTCATGGACATCTGAATAGCGCCGAGGGCTGCAAAGCCGTAAGACTCGCCAGCTTCCTTGCGGAACTTCTCAAGGGCACTCGTGCCGTCTTCAGTTTTCTTGCGGTAAACGTCTAGGGCTTGCACCATCAAACGCATACCACGCTCGTTACTCAAGCGGGCAATCGCGTCTTTCTCTTCTTTTGCAGAGAGGGTAGACAGCCCCTTGTCCAACTCCGAAACCATTGCAATGAGTGGCTTAAAGTTGCCTGCCGCGTCGCGCAGAGAGTCGCTGCTCATACCCATCTTGGCAAACGTCTTCTGCACCTTTTCAGATTCAGAAGCCAGTTCTTTATACATGTTCTTCAATGCTGTACCAGCGGCGGTGCCTTGAATACCCAAGTTCGACAGCACACCCAAGCTTGTAGCGATGTCTTCTAGAGACACACCGTAGAGCTTACTGACAGACGAGGCAGACTTGAAAGCTTCCGACAAAGTTTCAACGGAAGACATAGACAATGCTGCTGTCTTGGAGATAACGTCGCCAATACGCGAGAAGCCCTCTGCTGCGTAACCGATGGACGAGCCAACAGAGACGAGCGTGGAGGCGGATTTCTCTACGGAGGTTCCACCTACTGTTGCCAAGTTCAGTGCAGCGCCTACGGAAGCAAGAGCCTGCTCAGCGTTCAAGCCCGCGAGGATGAGTGTCTCGAAAGCGTGCGCCACAGCTTGTGGGCCGTAGACACCTTGACCAAGTTCCAGCAACGAGTCTCGCATCTTGTCAATGCTGCCCATTGTTTCTTGGCCGCGAACACGGATACCTTCAAGCGTGTGCTCTACGTCGGAGCCAATGCTGACAATACCTTTGAGCGTGGCACCAATTGCTAAACCGACACCTACTCCTGCAAGGTTGGAGTAGGTCACCCACAACATTCCGAGCGAACCCGCGAGGCCCCGTGCGAGGCCGTGCGCTTCACGCATACCTTCGTTGTGGCGGCGCTGAGTGCGGTCTGCCTGAGACTGAGAAGCTGCCAGAGTGGCCATTGCCGCAGCTAAGAGGGCTGTAGCGGACGCAAGTGCTTGCACAGATGCAGCTGATGCTGCGGCGTTCGTCCGGAAGTTCGCCATAAGTTGTGATTGCTGTTGCAGCTTTTGCACCAGATTGTTTGCAGCTGTTGCAGACGTAATGCTTGCTTGCTGTAACTTGTTCGTAGCGATTACTAGATTTTCGATACGTCGAGTAGCGTTCGCCGCCGACGTAGAAAGGCCCCCGAGCGCGTTACTCGTTTCGCGTATGCCGTCCGAGACAACCCGAACAGTCAAGCTTGTGACGTTTACACTCATAGTGCCTCTGTAGTTTTGTCGTTAGGAGAGATAAATTCCAGAAGCTCCTCCATGTCAACTGACATAAAACACTCAGTGTAGCCATCGAACTTCTTATCCACGGTTTTGTATTTGGAGCGGAGCCATGTAAGTGTTTTCTGTTCGGTGCGACGAATAAACCCGCCGTCTTCGGAAAAGATTGATGTGTGCGCCTTAAACTCAAGGCCGCTTGCTCGGTTAATTCCGTGCACCCTCGCAGCAACTGCCCTGTTCGTGATGCCAACTTTTGTAATGTCGCCGCATGTAAGAATATAGAGACTTGCTGGCTTAGCCGTATCAAAGCCTGCCCCGTTCCAACTACATTTAGGACATCCTCTGCCTTGCGAATGGTGGTTGTGGTCGAGCCAGAATGATCCGTGGACGCGGCAACCAATCTCCATAGGGCTGGCCTTATCCACATACACCGTATTACTGTAGTCGTACCTTTCCCCGTGTACTTCTTTAGACTTCTTCAGTACGTCTTCAAGAGTCAGGCGGCGTTTTTTGCCGGAGTTGATTAACCCACAATCTGTGCAGCCCCTGCCCATCAGGTGCCCTGTCGCGCGAATAGTAAAATCTCCGTGCTCACGACACCCTACAACGACAGAAGCATATGCTTCTGTAATAGCGACCTTGCTATAATCGTACTTATTGCCGTGGACCTTACTAGCCTTCTCAACAAATTCAGATGCCGTCATCATACTGTTAGCTGCATGGTCGGCATTCGCACAGGCTCTGCACTTTTGACCTAATAAATGCTTGGATGCCCTGATTTCAAAATCACCGTGGTCAGAGCATGTGACGATTACTTTATCCGACGACCGAACATAAACAGTCTTTTCGTACGTGTACCTCCCGAAGTGCTTAAGAGTGGCTTCCGCAATAAACTGCTCAGTATTCTTTTGTGGATGATAGCCACCTGCCATAGTCACTCCTAGATTAGTTGTACTACTACTTGTCTGCACCAAACATTAACTTTAGCGAGTCTGCAATAACCTTAGAGTTATCGATCTTCTCTTCCTCAGTCATGTCTTCTATATTGATTTCTTTAGGGCATGGTGCGAATGGCGATCTGTCAGAAAACTGAGCAACATACTCGGCGCTCATTCTCCGAATAGCTTGCAATTCCCAGTCGCTGATAACACATTGAGTTAGCGTTACTGGTACAGTCACTACTTTGTATCGTTCGTCTGCCATACCGTCTGAGCGAATAGGGCGCGGTTGTTCGACCCACTCCACGTACTGCTCTGTGTAGAATCGTCTGGCCCAAGCATCTATCTCATCCCACGTAATAGTTACAGGGCCGTTTGCAGTCTGAGTAACTTGTCCAGCTTCTAGCCAATACCCAGCGATAGTCCGTTCGTATGACGACAAAAAAGGCAGCTCTTTTAAAGGGCTGCCTTCTGCATAACTCGCTCTACGAGAGGTTTCTTTGCCTTCCGGGGTGCAGTCCAACCAACCCATATGACGCGAATAGACGCAGAGCGAGTCACTTATTTCTGCAAAAAACTTTCGACCGATCCCAGCTTTTCTGCCACTTGGTCAAGAATCCAGCCGAGTTCCGGCAGCGAGTAGAACGCCTTGAAGTCTTCCTTAGTAGTCAAGAGTTTGCCGTCCATGTCGATGTTACGGATAGCCTTGGTCATGAGTGCAAAGAATTCCGCGTTGTCTGCCGTTTGTTCCTCAAGCGTCTTACGCTTTTTAGAGTTCTTTTCAGACTCTTGCTTACGGACGGCTGCTGCTGCCCACGTACGATGCACTTTTGACGAGCGTCCGAACAACTCAATCTCTAGTGGTTGCGTCTGCTCTTCATCTGCGTACATCTCTTCACCCGATGCTGGGTCGATAAGATGGAGGACTGCTGTCTCTTGCAGGGTCTTGGACATAATGTTGAACGACATAATCTATTTCCTTTGGTAGAATGGATGCTGCACTTATGTGCATGCTATTTTAAGAAACACTAGGTGGGTGGCAGGTATGGAGCCTACTCACCCAAGTGCAAAACTAGTTAGTACTTATTCTGCGTCAACGAAGAACACGGGACCGTTGATTTCCAGCTTCGATTCAAACATCGTGATCTGGCCCGAGTTACCAATGTTCGTTTTATACGAAGTAACAATAACCATCGCCAGTACCTCAGTACCGTTAGCCAGTTCAATCTTCATCGCGTACTCTTCTGGCGAAGCTTCAGCGGCGCGCAGCAGGACTTGTCCCGCGTCCGATCCGTAGGCCCCTTTTGCGTCGATAGCACCATTGTTACGGTTGCCCTTGCTCTTGTAGGTTTGGTTGTCGCCCAGCGGGTTGAAGGTGATTGTGGACGACTCTGGACCCACGGAGCCGAGTTCTGCCACGCCGAGTACTTCAGTAAACGTCAGAGCGCCGATAGAGGTTGCATTGACCGCGCCAGTTGGTTTGCTAGCGGACAGGTACAGCTTGGTGCCAGCGGAGCTAAATGTAAGTGCCATTTGATGTTTCTTTCTTAAGAGAGTAATTGAGGTGTTACGAGTGTTGCCCGGATTACGCCGCCAGTGGAAGCTGTGATAGCCACACTCCCTTGCATATACCTCTCGGCTTTGTCACACGCTAAGTATGCAAAAGAGGTGGCGGGAATTACGATTGGGAGGCCGGGAGCTACCGAAAGCTGCGTCCCGGCTGTGCCCGGTATGGTGACCGTTGTCCCTGCGCTACCATCTACAGTAACGGTCACGCTATTGCTGCTAGTATTAAATAGCCAAAGCTCTTGCCCGGTATTAACCTGGTAAGGGAGCGTGTCCCCAGATGTACCAAGATAGATAGAATTGAGCTGAACGGCGGTGGTGGCGTTCTTTGATGCCAGAGGTACTTGTGTCATCAGAATTCTGCCCTATATGGAAAAACAACAGGCGTTATCGAATAACCCCCATCAATTAAACTCCTACGCACACTAGGCACCTCCTCAACACTCACAGGCATCTGCTTCTTAGGCCACACAGAGAACAACTCTGCAAGCTCATCAGCAAGCTTCTCAGCCTCTCCAGTGCCTGCCCCATCCTTCGTCCAGATGTTAATGATGGCGTTGCCCACAAAACGCTTGCGTGAGCCGTCAATCGATGCTAAGATTGTGTTAGCTGGAATGATAGTGAGTTCAATGAACGTGCCCTGATTAGCAGGCTTCGTAAAAGGCATGTGCTCGCGTGCCAGAGGGATGCCTTTGCCCTTTGCCCAAGCGTCTAGCGCCTTAGTGATGGTACTGCGTACCGTAACAATACTCATGGATGCTTAGCCTTAAAGTTAGTAATGGCTGTTTGCACCATAGCGTAGGGGCCGACTCGACCAGACCATGTAAAGCCGTTAGTGCCCTCACCGGCAGGCCAGCCAAGCACCTCTGCCCTATAAGCGTAGTCCAACGAATTAGTAAGCGTTACAGCCCCATCCTTACCGTAGAACGGAAGCGTCCCGAGTGCTGCCTTGATGCGTGAGAGGCTGTCAGCCCCTGTAGCGTTTGGAGTAGTGCCAACTGTGTTGTCGATGCCTTTGGTGTCGATATACCAGCTATTCTTCAGCAAGCCTTTAGCGAATCCGCCAACGCCCGGAGGGTCAGGAGACTCTACAACTACGCCTGAAAAAACTTCCTCTGCATCTCTACAGAGGTTGTTATTAGCCAACAGAAGTGCTTGCTCTTCAAACGCTTTGATATCCAATACAAAGCTGTTCATATGTTTCTCGATTCATACGGAATTATATCACAAGGGGAACGTTTTGTCAAGGAAATAGTGAGTGCTGTATTGCAAGCACTCCCTTGTAGCTACTACTGCAAGACGCCTGCAAAGACTACGTTGCTACTACTCGCAGTGAGCGTACAGATTCCCTT